AGTTTAGGACGACCTTTACCATCTTTGTCTTCGTCTCCTTCACCGGAGCCTTCTCCCTCACCTTCTCCATCTAAGTGATCATCTAGCAATTCACCTAGCTCGCTGATATCAATTTTGATAGCATCTTTTTCCAAGTCTGCATAAATCTCTTCATAGCTCATGCCACGGTATTTGTTGTCTTGGAAAATTTTAATCCAATCTGGCACTTCACCAATCCGCTCATCTTTTAGAATTTGATTAGCGGCATAGTCCGCGGCAATGTTACTGAGCATAGGATCTCGATCTTGCCTACGACCCATATGGTCAAAGATGTTATGCAATACTTCGTGTGCAAATCCAAACTCGGCTTGTTTAGGAGTCAATTTGTTGACAAAGTCGTTATTGTAGTAAAAGTTACGACCATCTGTGGCAAGTGTATTGCACCAATCTGTGGCATCGATTAATTTCATGCGTGTAGCAAGATTGCCAAAGAAAGGATGACGCAACAGCAAACCAATACGAGCTGTAGTCAACTTTTCAATAATTTTATTTTTTTCAACCTGAGAAAATTCTCGTTTCTCAATTTTAGCAGTCTTTTCTGCTTTCATTATTTTAGACATTCAGTGCGCTCCTGTTTGTTACTGTATATAGTATATTATACATGAATTCTAGATAAAATGCAAGTAAAAAAGGCCCCTAAGGGCCTTAAAGTTATTCCATAGCCTGTATGATAAATTTGCCATATTTCTCGTGGAAGCGATCAAAGTTCTTTAACTTGCTGGCATCGAACGGTAACTGATAATTTGTGAGGGCTGTCTTCGCTCCCATCACTACTAGTTCAGTTGGGAAATTATCCATCATATAACCAAAGAAGTTATCTGCCATTGCATCCCAATTGCTGATTTTCTTTTGGTGTGCAGTTTGGAGTTCATAGCACAGGCTAACTGTCAATGAGTACATAGCGGAAATCTCTTTGATTTCAGATTTTTTAATCTTGCCAGATAGGATGTCTTCGGGCTTGGGCATTTGTTTGGCAACTTTACGGTGTGCCATAAACTTAACAGCCAGTCCTTCTCCAATTGCACCTGCAATTAAATCTGTCAATGTAACTTCTGGCAAGTCATCGTCCATTAACAACTCACTGACGAATGACCAGCTACGTGGAGTGGCAAATGCACGTGAACTAGATTTTGGGTCAAAGTCGTACAAATCATTTTTAGCAAAGCCCACATAACCTACAACCTGCTCATGCACTTTATTTGCCAAAGCCCATTCTTGCCAATCTTCAAAGTCTGATTTCAATTCCAAGTGAACGAAACGATTTGCCAACGGTGCAGGCATTCTGTAAGTAACGCCTTTATCAGTTTCTCTATTACCTGCGGCAACAATACTAACACCTTTTGGCAATACATAAGTACCTACACGACGATTCAACACCAATTGGAAAGCTGCCGCCTGTGTAGCAGGTGCCGCAGAGTTCAACTCGTCTAAGAACAGAATAGCAGTTGATTCTGGATCAGTGGGCAATTCTGCAGGAGGAGCCCAACTCATTGTGTTGGCATTGCTATTGTAATAAGGAATACCTTTAATATCTGTAGGCTCCCACAATGACAAACGAACATCGATAACTTCACGACCTTGCTCGTCTCCGATTTGTTTTACAATATCGGATTTGCCAATACCTGGAGGACCCCACATGAATACAGGGCGTTGGATTTTAATACACTTACGCAAACTACGTTTTGCATCATTTGGAGTAACTGTACGATTTGACGAAATATGCTCTGCCATATAACACTCTTTCTTAAAAATTAATTGGAATATTAAAGTAGTTTTGCTTTAATATGTATTAATTATACAGGATTTATGCAGTCTTGTCAAGTGACATTGCCTTAGCAGAAAAAAATCTTCTAACATTGCCGGAAAACAACACTAGTTCTACAGCCGTTTTATCATTGAATACGTATATATGTTTATTGGTTATATACCAAGGACATGTTATCCAATTATCAAATCGTAGGATCATTTGATTGGTGTACTCAATCGGTTCTTCTAATGTTATTTTATGACAATTAAATTGAGTAGTAAGTCTAGCAAATCCCTCATCGGTCAATTTAAGTCCGCCTTTGGGTTTTTGTCTAGGATTGCACCACCATTGTGCAGTCCATTTTTTCAGTGATTTTGCGTCAGTAGGTAATCCAGATTGTTCTGCAACATATTTTGTGATGTCAATCTTTTGATCCATAGTAAACTATTTATGGATACACCTTTTCCCCTGTGGTTAATTTATAAACACTAAAGTCTTGTGTATTAAATTGTTTGTTGAGTTTTTCTGCAAGATTGTAGGCATGTCCAGAATTACTAAAAGATATCTTTTTATATTTTGGACCTAGTTGTTGAGCAACAATACTGCTGGTCTTGAGGTTGATAGGCTTGTCTTGATAAAATACTGCCCAAATGGCTTCAGCCTCTAAAACCTGATCAGTCTTGTAAGTTTTTTTGTTGGTTATTTCTAACAGGATATTTGGCTTTGGCCTAGACATTATACGCTCCAAAAGTGCGTATATATTTATCCTAGATTAAATCAAAAACCGCCGCCATCCATTTTAATTACTATTGTTTCTTCTTGAGAATTTGCGGCAATTTGATCTAATTCACCTGCTAGGCGTGTCATTACTGTACTTAGACTATTTTGAAGATCTGTGACATCTTTTATACTAAGAGTAAGATTCTTTTGATTAGATTTAATGGCAATTCGAGCCTTTTCTAAGAAATCTTCAATAGGTAATGTATTAAGTTGTTTCATGATTTAATAGTATTTAACAAAGTCTTAATTTCCATTTCAGTCTTAAATGGTCCATGATATGGATATCGTTGAAGTGTAATCAACTTAGGACAGTAGCTCTTTACCCAACCTTTACGGAATTTAATAATATAATGACCAGCACAGTAACGACTTTTACTTTTTAAACTTTTAGCATATAGTGGTAATTTTTCTTTTACACTATATACAGGTTCGTAAGGTTTTGAACTACAAGGATAATCGTAGATATTATAATTTTTATCCACAGATTCATTTTTGACTTTTTTGATACCTTCTTCAAAAAGGGCAATACCTAACTGTGTTTTCATTTCGTTAAGATTTTTAAATCCTATGGGCTTACCTTTGTGATAAAAAACATAACCTTTTTTACTCTTTGATATAGCACCAATTTTTTTATTATTGTCTGTAACTAACCATTCTTGGTTAGGAACTAATACCTTAGCTGTTGAATTCATAATGTATACCTCGCATTTAATGGTTCAGCATAACTTTCAATTTGCTCGTTAATTTTATTTAAGTCGTAAGCGGCGCAGAATTTCATTAATCTTATACCTACTTGTGGAATATTTTTTTCTGCTGTAGTAGCAGTTGTGATAGTTTCTTTAATCAAAGTTTTAATTTCTTCTGGTTGTGCAGTAAGGTCACATAAAATAACATTACGATTATAATCATCTATAACACGATGTTCAACGCCTTCGTGGTCGGACCAACGCTGAAGCATCATATTGTTCCAAGAATATCCGCGACTGTCTCGGTCGGCAAAGGCCTCACGGAGACCAACTTTATTCTTTGTCCCTTTCTCACGAACTCCTGGATAAGCACTAAAGATGTTGTCGGATGTGTCTCCACGCATACACTTCTCAAATAATAACCAGCTCGGATCCGGCGCGGCTTTGACTTGTTTAGTTTTCTTATCAATGACAGGTTTACCTTTGGCATCGAAGTATCCCTCATGTGTGGTTGTAATTTCCATTACACCATTATACTGTTTTACATTTGGCGCAATGAGTTGTGCAAAGTCTCCATCTGTTGAGATAATCACGTGGTTATCATTTGGGTGTGCCTGAACGAAACCTGCAATCAAATCATCTGCTTCTAATTGTGGATTTTGTAGGACGGTGCAATTGGTCTTGTTTATGACAAAATCTTTGAACTCATCAAAAGTTTCCCAAAATACACGGTCTTCTTCTTGCTCACGAGGTGACTGTGCGGCACGGGCATCACTACGCTGACGTTTGTAAGGAGCATAATGATCTTTACGCCAAGACCGCCCTTCTAAACAGAAGATGATATGATTGCCTTTGAAATCACGCCATGCTTTGCGTACACTACTTAATACTGTGTGGATACTCATCCCAACTTTATCTTCGGTACTGCCTCTCATTACATGTCTAGCCCGGAAAAAAACATTAGCGGTGTCAATTAAAAGATAAGTTTTATTCATATCTTTATTATATATTAAAAATTAACAAAAGTCAAGAAACTGAATAAATAAAAGTGCCAATCGCGATCTTGCAGGATCCACTGGCTCTAACAGTTTATAAGGAACTATCAGCATGATTATTTACACGCTTTATGTAAAGACCCATAATTTAACTGGGCTAAAATATTTTGGATTTACAACATCGACTGATCCTCACAAGTATAAAGGATCCGGAGTATATTGGAAACTTCATCTTGAAAAACATGGATATGATTATACTACAGAAATTATAAGAGAATGTCAATCTAAAGAAGAATTAAAAGAATGGGGATTATATTATACTAATCTTTGGAATATTGTCAAAAGCAATAAATGGGCTAATCTCAAAGAAGAAATTGGAGATGGTGGTAGACAAAGTGAAGAAGTTAGGAAAAAAATTGGTGAGGCCGGTAAAGGTCGAATACCTTGGAATAAAGGTAAAAAGATGTGGACTGAGGAAGATAAAAAAAGAATAGGTGAGTTAAATAGATCTAGGGGTCCACAATCAAAAGAGACTATTGCTAAACGTGTGGCAAAGACAACCGGTAAAATTAGAACCGATGAACAAAAGAAAAGATCGTCTGATGCACAAAAAGGAAGAACATTAACTGAAGATCACAAAGCTAAATTGAAAAAGGCGGCACAGAATAGAACTGCACCGCCTTGGAATAAAGGACTTAAAAAGTCTAACTAACTTCCGTTCTTCCGTTACCTAAGTTATTGACATTAATGTATCCTGCGCCTCTACGGCTCATATCAACATTCTCTTCAGCGCCGATATTTCTACAAAGTTCTCCAAACCATTGATCAACGATCTCTTCGTCGGTAGCACCTTGATATCCTGCTGTTCTTAATTGTAACACAAAATACTCATTCCAGTCAAGCTCAAAAAATCCATTTCGAATATTATCTGGATTAACATGGGTATCAAGTACAGCTATCCAAGGTTCTTTAGCGGCTGTTGCTAATTCTTTTGGAGTTAATTTTGTGTCAGCTTCCGTTTTAGTTTTTTCTGCAAGTTCTGATTCTCTCTTTGCAAGTTCGGCTTCTAGCTTATCAACACCTAACATTTTTTTAATAAAATTTTTCATTACGTACCCCAAGCGTTGCGAAACAAAGGAATTTGGAGTCGATCACTATATCTCCAACCTCTCTTCATTGCGGCCAATGCTACATTTTTGGCATTTAAATTGTAAACACTTTCAACACCGCCTACTGGCATTAAGTATACATGACCTTTGAATCCAGCGGCACGAAATGCACCTACTGCACATTCTGCATCTGCTATGTCTTGTTCTGTTGCAACTACAAACTTAAGATAAGCAGTTCCTACTTCTTCATACGCACATACAATTTCTGGCTTAATAGCATCTTCCCAACTTTCTCCACTGGCTGGAAGTTTAGCACTTACGCTAAATGTAATTTCACGCTTTTGATGATCATACCGATTCCAATTTAACAAATATTCTCTAAACTCTGGTGTTAGTTTCTGAGTACCATTTGTTTCGAATGTAATTTCTTTTAGGTCTTGCATGTTGTCGTGATTTAGCAAGTCTGGGTAAGCCCTTTGCCAACCTAATAATGGTTCGCCGCCTGTAATAACTAGATGCTCATCTTTCCAACTATTACTAGGTAGAATTTTCATAATACGATCTGCAATAGCATCACTTGTAAGCATTGGGCTTAGATCTTTAAAATCTGGATGCCAGCTTGCATAACTATCACACCCTGTACTTACTAATGGCAAATCATTATAGTTAGTAAAGTGATGCACTATTGTGGCAATATCATCTGCTTCTGTGCTGAGTTCACCTCGAGACATACCAAATCCTGCACACTTAAAATTACAACCAAATGTTCTTAAGAATACACTAGGTACTCCCATATATCGACCTTCTCCTTGAATTGAATAAAATAGTTCTGCTATTTTAATTTTTGACATCTTATACCTTTTTAAAATTTATAATTAACAGATAATCCAGCGGCTGTTTCGGTAAGGCCTTGTACCCCTTGGTAATTTTGACGACTTTCAACAAATGCTAACATATGACTATTATTTTTGTTGGCAAATTTCCAATATCCACCTGCTCTCATTTCTTTAACACCTGCGGCTAAGTTAACATTATTAGCATACATGATATTTCCACTGTTGTCAAATCCAGTTGGAATATTTGTTGAGGCCATTGCATGGTATACTGATACAGGTTGATACAACATAAATCCCAAAGAGTTTTCTTTGTTTATATGTCGTTCTGCACCCAATGACCAACTATAACTTAATACAGTACCTACATTGGTAATGTAATCTCCATGTGCGTTAGCACTGGTAACACCATTGTGGAAGTTTGCATAAAGTTCTGTTTTGTCGTATACTTTGGAAAAGTTTACACCAACATAACTTGTAAGACTTTGACTACTTACATTAATACTATTGGTATAATTTCCTAACCAAGTATTTTGTTCACTAAATGTACCAGCGGTAAATTTAAGATTGTCTTTGGTATACCCAACTTCGACCATTAACGATTGATCTTGACTAGAATCTCTATTTGTATCACGATATGATGTAAATTCTAAATTGCCAATTTTTGATGTAGTGTAATCGGTATAGGTATTGAATTGTGTATATGGATTGTGAGTTTGATAAGGTAGTGCAACTTGCCTAGCATTAAACTCTTTTACAGGCATTCTAGTCTGCAATGATGTACCTTTGGTATAAAAATCTCTTTGATATCCATCGAGCACCATTACACTAGATATTTTTCCTAAGCTGGCACTACCGCTGGTTACCAACACTGGACTTAGAGCTGGTCCTGTAGTTCTACCTGTTGTGGGGATATTCAATGCACCTACTGGACTTGTTGCCGCGGCTAAATCAAGTAATCCCTGTCCATCGATAGCAACCTTATAATTAGGAATATTCTTATTTGCAGTTTGCAATAATAATTGAACAATGTTTGCTCCAGTCATCTTTGGCCATTCTTGATTTATAATTGCCACGGCACCCGAAATAACCGGCGCTGCCATACTAGTACCACTCATTGTTGTTGTACCGCCACCTACAGCAGTAGACACAACATTGGTACCTGGGGCCATTAAAAAGAACTGACTAATTTTATATTGATCTTGACAGGTGTTATTAACAAAGTTCATACAAATAGTTCCAGCGGCATTACTACTAGGACTCAACATATTAAACTGAGTATTGTAATTTCCTGCAACAATAACTCTACCACCAAACATTAATGAACCATTTGGATTAGTAGCTACTGCTAATTCACCATAACCAGATACATAGTTTAACCCACTGTTACCGGCCGCAACTACAAGTACCATATTAGGATTTGTATTCATGGCAGGTAACCAATTGTTAGGATTCTCTGCTAATATCTTTGTCCAATAGTTGGGAGTATTTGTCATATTACTAACAGTATATATCCCTGCAGATGCTAATTTAGCACTATAGTTGGTTACTAACTCTGATGACAAATTTACCACTGTGGCATTATTATTTCCTGCCCAAGCTATACCATTAATAACAGTAGCATCAAATGATACACCGTTGGCACCTGCAATTTTTCCAATTAAAAGATTTGCATTATAAGCAATCCCTTGAACACCAATACCGTTAGCACTGGCAGCCGCTTCTCCTGTCACAAATGTTCCATGGCCATTTGCATCTTGTACACTTCCACTATTAGTAAAATCCTGCGTACCAATAATCCTATTTCCAAATTCTGTTGATTTTAAATCAATGCCGGTATCAAGAATAGCAATAGTACTACCTGCACCCGTAAATCCTCGAGCATAAGCACTGCTGGCATTTATAGAATTTAGTATTTTGCTGGTATTATATTCTACAGTTTGGTAGTTAACAGGATTTGTTGATTGTGCGTTTGCGACCAATACTGAACATGCCAGTGCAAGTATGCTGAGTTTGAATTTCATATATTTTTCCTTAATTAAATATTGAAGACCACTGTTTAAGTTTTACTATTTTAGCATTTTTAGCAGTCTCTAGTCTAGTAGAATCTATTACACCGTGGCTTTCTAACAAATCTATCATGGCCAATAAATCGCCAATTTCTTTTTCTAAATTATTTAAACGTTTCTCATCAAGTCCAAATCGAATTGTTTTTGATGTTTCTTGAATAACCTCTGCGGCTTCTTCTCCGAGAATGACCAAAATTTCATGTACATTTGGATCTAGTTCGTTAAATTTCATTTTATATTCTCAAGTAATTTTGTAGCACTAAAAAAGTGCTCTGTTAAATTGTCGGACTGTTGTTGTAGTTTGGGCAATCTTGTTTCGTAATTATCCATGTGTTCAATAATTCTACGGCAAAGATCTGGTCTAAATGCAGTATAAGCGTCATAGCTTTCAGTCCATTTACTAGGATATTTGAATGTATCAAAATACATTTCTGAATAGCTTAGTCGATCTGGAACCATAGGAATAGCATCTACTACTGCACCTTCATAGCATCCAATCCCTAGCGTTTCTTGAAGACTGCAACTAAACACTATTTTTGCTTCACCTAATAAATTGTGATAGTCATTTTTACTAAGTTGTTGATCTTGACACACAACAAATTCATATTGTGGCAAGTGTTCTTTCAAGTCTCTAAAAATTTCAACTTGTTTCTCCGGAGCAATACGATGTGGAAACAAGATAAGATCGCGCTTTGGCATTCCTTTATACTGTAATAAAGTATTGGGCATATAATCCATGGGCCAACCTGTACGTACAATCTTACCAGACTTTTTGAAACCTTCAATTGTTTGTGGCATTACAATATGTAACAAGTTCTTACAAAACATGTCAATATGAAAGTCTGTAGCAAAGTAATTGTGATCAAATGCTTCAAAGAAACTTTTCTCAGCAAATCTAACCCAAGGCTTATCTCCGACTAAGCGTCCAAGAAAGTCTTGAGGATCATAACTGCCAGCATGCCATAATCCATGTGTGACTACTGGAATACCCAATAGTTCACTCATGTACTTTAGATTTATAATCCCAGGATGCCAAGCATCATAAAATACAAAATGATCACCAGGCTTAACAGTTCCTGAGCAGAATAAACGACCCATCTGTTCCACCTGAGCTGACTTATATATATTGGTACCACCAAAATTAAGGAAAGCACCAGGAGTAGTGGCTGTAGGAATATCCGTAGGGCCAGCGATAATTTGAACATTGTGACCTGACTTTCGTAATAAAGCAGGTACATAGGACTTCCATTCTCCGGTGTACCTGGTTGGAACGCTTTCTAAGTCAATTAGAAAGACATTTGTCATTTTATTGCTCCTGACGAGCTTTGGCTTCTCTACGAGCTTTACGCTCTAGATACTCTTGCTCTTGTTGAAACCTGCGATAATCGTAACTACGATACATATCGCTGGGGTTAAATGGAAGCAGATTGAATCTGCAGTAATCTAGCCATTTCTCTAGATCGTCAAATACTTTAGTTACTTCGGGTTTCATGCGAAGTGTCTTTTGTACATAAGCGGGCATATTAGCCATTTTGTCTAATCCTTAATTGGAAATTGTTGATGGAAGGGGAATATATGCTACAATACCATCTGATTCACCATCTTCGGAAACAACAATCTGATATTGACGATTATCTCCGTAGTTAGGAATTAAATGATTTTGTAGAATATCTGTTGCTATCATTTCACAGGATCTATGATTTTGATCTCCTGCCTTGATAAAATCTTGTAGTGCCCACTTGACTAGGAAGAATTCTAATTCTCTGTCAAGATGAGTAACACTAATCATTACTTCAACTTTGAAGATATGACGATGTTCGTCCTCTAAGAATTTAATGCGTGGATCAATCGATCCTGCATTAGGGTATTTGTGAAATCCTTCGAACTCAGTTCGAATTTTAATATATGTTTGAATCATTTGATAATTACATCATTTGAATAAGCACTCCACGGAGTAAACTTATTACGGTCTTTTAATTCATGTAGACTATGTGTCCACACACCTGGATTACTAGCATTAAAATCTTTGTCATCGATCTTAAGCATAGTGTTATAATTCCATAATTTGATATATGGAATTGGAACTCGAATTTGCGGAATAAAATTATTATACTCATTTAAACCGCTATCGTTAAATTCTTCTACAGCACTTAACGGAATATCTAAACTACATAAGTAGTCTTTATCTAAAAAGAATGCAATCATGTCATCCCATGATTTCCAGTCATCCGGAGTTGTTGGGTTAAAACTATGATTAGCACCGAAGAAAATATGATTAACTTCTGATGAAGCATTTGCTAATATAGATTCTATAGCAGTTTCTGGTTGTACACCTGTAACAAACAAAGTATCCATTCCAAATGCTGGAGTATGTTCTACCTCTTTACCAAAGAAGTAAATTGCATTGTCGTTTGTACCAGTTGTATAATTTCGTTTCATATCATTAGTATAGCAAAAGTTTGTAAACAATGCAACCAGAAAATTATTCAAATAATGTTTTTAGATAAGAATCCAAAATACTATTGGCTTCATCTGCGTTTTCGGCTAGAATTTTAGCAGTTAATATATTACCTTTGATAGTGAGGTCAAAAGGAACTGTGCCGTTGAATTTGGGTTTACCAGCCAACTTAGTTGTAATGGTAAACTCCTGCAGATTCTTAGCACGATTGATCAGCGCATTAGCTAGTTCAATCGAATTCATAATTTTTATGCCTTGGCTTCTTTACGAGCGTTTTTCTCAGCAGTAATTTCGTTACGGCGAGCTTTGATTAACTTACCAATTTCTGCCAATGCTTTACGAGCTCTTGTACCTGCGGCACTATTACCACCTGTAAACTTAGCATCTTCTGTGTTCCATGTTGCTACTGCGGCGTTAATTTGTTCTACGGTTGTTGTCATTTTAATTTTCCTTTATGTTAATATCTTCATCGGGATTTATAGTAATCCCCTGCCATTCTTTAATTTTAACTTCGTCGTCACTATATTCAGTTTTCCAATAACTACCATTCCACATACATTTATAAGTAAAGCTGTTTTTTCCAGCAGTTTTAACCATGTACATACCTTCTCTTACAGGTTTAATTTTGCTAGGAAACCATTCGGTCACTGGATATTCAATATCATCCATATTACGATAACATTCATATCGGCCACCTTCTTTTCTAGAACCAGCAATATAAAATCCAAAGTCTGAGCTCTTTCCATCTGTACTGCCGCCAAAATTATCAAGCTCTTCACCATCGTATATAACGGTATCGATAATCTCTTCGCCGTCAACATCTTCCGAAATTAATTTTAATTTGGTAATATCAAACGGTGCAGTAAGATTAATTTCACTTTCGAAGAATGTACCTTTTTCATTACTACTACCAATAAACACTACTGTACCTGGTTCTTTTTTATCAATCCAATGCTCATCAAAACAGTCAAACTCTACAGTATCCCCATCTAGTCCGTTAAATGAATCCAAACTTTTTTCAATAATCGTGTCTCCATTCTCATCTTCAATTTGAAGTGTACCAGCATTGGCAGATACTCCGTTAATATGCACCATACTATCACAATCATACCAACTACCTGGTTCAAATGGTTGCATTTCTTCTGGAATATTGTTCTCTTCTGCGTATTCACTGTTCCAGCAGTAGTCACTTAGATCAAGTCTACGCTCTTTAAAATAATCATAAATCTCACGACTTACTGTTCCCATAACTTTTTCACCACCGTATCCCCACAGTGAAATTCTATAGGTGCGCGGAGTAAATTTAAGGACCTCCATTAACTGTTCTTTTTCTGCAAGTGTTGCCATGATATTCCTCCTTAGGCTATTACTTCTTCTTCAAGTTTTCTTAATTCATCATCGTCTGGATTGGCCAGATCAATTTCCTCTGAATTTGTTACTTGTTCAATTTCAAACAAATTATTAAATGTATTTTGTTTAGGACCGCCCTGTAGTCGCGCACCTTCTAAACTGCGTAGGAAAGGACCAGCTTGATCTATCATAGCAAATGCAGATGCTTTATCGGGTGTGTTAAACAAGTCTTCAACTAATCTATCAAAATATAAAATATTGCGTGGTACCCAATCTGAGTACTCATCACTCATATCACCTGACTTAACTTTCTTCCATGCACGCCAGTTAATCTTATTACGTGTCTTTTCAATTTCAATATCCATTAATTGCTGTGCACGTTGTACAGCAACAATATGGCAATAAACATTATGACCCATCATAAGAGCATAGGCAAAACTATCCCAAGAAGTTTTACCTTCTTTGCCTATCTTGTTTAGCATACCTGGTGCATAATGACAAATGTCTGCCATTGTTAGTCTGCGGCCAATTTCTGACTCGAACGGGAATGGTATGTCGCTTCCAGCAAGGGCTTTATTGTCTGGGGCTTTGTCCATAATAACACTCCACCTTTTTGGCGTGTGGACTGCATTGGTATAGACAAGTCCGTGCGCTGTTGCGATGAAGGGACTTGCGCAGTCAAAAGATATGGTAAGTTCTTCATTAATGTGTTTCCTGATTTGTCGTTGAATTAATGTTAGATAGCATGACCAATCTAACTGTGCTGTACCCAAGAAGTGGATCCAGTTTTTGCCTTCCAGCAAACCTTCATCTCTAAGTGTCATAAGACGCTTAAGAGTAATGTCCATTTTACACATATTAGCACCACCAAAGGCCCAACCTTCTGCTTCTCTACCAGCATAAGGACCTTTCGGATCACTAAATTCTTTTACACCGTTGTACCATTTCTCAGCAGTTTCCCAGTCACTGCCTTGTAGTACATTAAGCCATTTAGTTTGACCTAGTCTATTATCTAAGAAATACTTATTATTAAATCTAGTCTTATCTAGGCAGTCATCAAATGTTTTTAGTCCTGTTTTCGGACTGTGAATATGATCACAGGCCCATGTAGGAACATCAAGCATCATTGACCAGTCGGCAGTTACTTCTAACCACTCTAAAATTTGTTGACGAGTCTTGTTTGCACTTGCACCTTCAAAATCCAACCAATCAAATTTAAGAACACCTTTACCAATCTGATATCCACCGGAGTCACCTAAGATCATTGTGTTAGCACGATCGCGTTGTTGAATCATAGATTCTTGCGTTAGACTTTTATTCAAATCTAATTGTGCATGACCTGCTGAATACAAACCATACTTGTAAGTAAAGTATCCTTGTTCTGGATTAAGAAAGTTCATTCCTTCAATGCCACGATCAAACCCTGCCGGAATACGATCTTTAGGAATAAACTCTTCTAATCTTTGTTTAGCAACATAGGTACTATAAAACGAGCTAATGGCTGGAAGGTACACAGCATGATTTTTTTGTAATGGTGTTAGGTTAACTGGTGGATTCATTGTGTTCTTTACTTAATAATATTGTAGCATTTAATTGTTGTCTTGCCTTCTCTAAATTGTCCAAAGCAATTTGTATAGCAGGGTGCTCTTTTGCTAATTTTTCAAGTTCAGCTTCTTCATTCATTTTATTATTGGCCCATGTAATAGCTCGAACGGCGTCAGTATTTAGGCCTACGGTGGCAACACTGGAAGATATTACCATCCAGGAAGATCCGTCGTAGACTTCAAGGCTTTGTGTAGCACCATTCCATCGAGTTATACCAGCACTGGGAGTATTCATGTTAATGTAGGGGGTATAACCACCCCCGCCCGCTACCTGTACAAAAGGCCCGCTACTGATAATGTCTTTTATCATGCTTGTGCTGGGATAATATACTTGTAAGTTGCAATACCGCTGTCTAAGGTGATCTGCATAGCACCTTCATTACTGAAACTAACTGTTGTATTGTTAGTATCGGCGGCTTTGAGAATACTTAAAACAGCACTGACTGGATATGTCCATGCTTTGGTAATTTTACCTGTAACACCTGTAGCAAATACAAATTCACCACCATGACTGGCTTGATCACCGAATGTAAAGATCAATTTATCAGTATCTGT